ATCGTGTGTGTCCCGGCGAGACCACCGTGAGGATGGAGGGCGAGGTGAAGCCGCCGCCGCTCCCGCGCGGGACACACACGATCGCGCGGCGATGGTACGAGAGCCTGAAGGTGAGCGGGCAGAGCAAGTTCTTCGAGCCGAGCGACTGGGCGGCGGCGGTGCTGGTGGCGGAGTCGATGACGAAGCTGCTGACCGGCCGGCGGTTCAGTGCGCCGCTGTTCACGGGGATCTGGTCGGCGATGGAGGACCTGATGACGACCGAGCAGTCACGCCGGCGGGCGCGGCTGGAGGTGGAGCGCGGGGCCGCGGAGGGTGATGAGGACGCGCCGACGGCTATCGATGACTACAAGAAGGCGATGGGGCTGACGTGACGGCGAAGGTGCGCCCGCGGGCGAGTTCGGAAGCGCCCAGCGCGGCGATTCCGAGTGAGGATGTCTTCGGGGAGAGTGAGTTCTACGAGGCGGAGGACCTGACGGCGCTGGGGCGGCACCTGATCCAGAAGCACGCTGAGCTGAACTTCCTGGTGGACTTCCGGGTTCGGTTTCTCTGGAAGCTGACCGGCGGCGGGCTTAACGGCCGGAAGACGCTGGGGCGCTGCCGGGTGACGGACCAGCTCGTGCGGTACTTCGCCCAGGCGGACTGGGTGATCTGGTTGGCAGCCGACTACCTGGCGGAGTACGAGTTCAGCGACAGGCAGGTGGAGGCGCTGCTGTACCACGAGATGCTGCATTGCCGGCTGAGCGGCCGCGAGGGCGATACGCCGGGGATTCGCGGGCACGATGTGGAGATCTTCGGCGGCGAGCTGGTGCGGTACGGGTTGTGGGAGGAGGGGCTGGAAGTGCTTGCCAGCCAGATTCGCCGTGCGGAGGAGATGGGATGACGACGGTAGACCGGGCTCCAGGGGTGCGAACCGGCCCTGAGGGCGTGCCGGCGGCCGACCGGACGCTGGGCTGGGCGGCGCTGGCCTGGACGGCGCGGTGGTTGCTGCACCCGGATGGCCCGAACGCAGGCCGGCCGTGGAGGTATACGCCCGAGCAGGCGCGAATGCTGTTGTGGTGGTACGCGATCGATGACAGCGGACGGTTCGTGTACCGGCGCGGGCTGGTGCGGCGGATGAAGGGCTGGGGGAAGGATCCGTTCGGGGCGACGTTGTGTGCGCTCGAGTTCGCGGGGCCGTGCCGGTTCGGAGGCTGGGGTCCGGATGGTGGGCCGATTGCGGTGGCCCACCCGGCGGCATGGGTGCAGGTGGCAGCGGTGGCGAAGGATCAGAACCGGAACACGATGACGCTGTTCCCCGGGCTGTTTTCGAAGGAGGCGCAGGCGGAGTTCGAGATCGACATCGGGAAGGAGATCATCTACGCGCGGCATGGCGCGGCGCGGATCGAGGCGGTGACGAGCTCGCCGCGAGCGCTGGAGGGCGGGCGGCCGACGTTCATCCTGAAGAACGAGACACAGCACTGGCTGTTGCGGAACGAAGGCCACGCGATGAGCGAGGTGATCGCCCGCAATGCAGCGAAGGGGCGGGATGGTGCGACGCGGTTCCTGTCGATCTGCAACGCCTTCAACCCTGGCGAGGATTCGGACGCGGAACGGGACCATACGGCGTGGGAGAAGATGGCGACGGGCCGGACGCGAGCGACCGGGTTCTGGTATGACGCGCTGGAGGCCCCGGCGGACGTGGAGCTGGTCCCGCAGCCGACCGGCGAGGACGGCCGGCTGACGGCGGAGGACCTGGACCGGGCGCGGGAGTCACTGTACCAGGGGTTGCTCGCAGCTCGCGGGGATTCGGGATGGGTGGATGTGGACCGGTTGATTGAGGAGATTTACGACCCGACGACGAGCCCGAGTACTTCGCGGCGGTGGTATCTCAACCACATCATCGCGACGGAGGACGCGTGGGTGACTCCCCAGGAGTGGGATCGGTTGGCCGTTCCGGATGAGAAAGTGGCCGCAGGCGAGCTGGTGACGCTGGGCCTCGACGGTTCGAAGAGTGATGACAACACGGCGCTCATTGGCTGCAGGGTGAGTGACGGGTTCCTGTTCCGGCTGGGCATCTGGGAGCCGGAGAAGTTCGACGGCGAGATTCCTCGGAAGGAGGTCGATGCGGCCGTGGAGCGGGCGTTCGCGGAGTACGACGTGGCCGGGTTCTTCAGTGATGTTCACCCGTTCGAGACGTACATCGACAAGTGGGAAGAGGAGCACGGTGCGGGGTTGTGCGTGCGAGTCCAGGAGCGATACCCGATTGGGTGGGACATGCGCGGGCGGAAGGCGGAGACGACACGGGCGGCCGAGAGTTTCCATTCGGCGATCGTGGAGGGTGACGTGCTGCACGACGGTGACAAGCTGTTTGCGCAGCACGTTTACAATGCCCGGCGGATGCCGAACAACTACGGGGTGACGTTCCGGAAGGAGTCGCCGTTCAGTTCGAAGAAGGTCGATGCGTGCGCAGCTGCGATGCTGGCGCGGGAGTGCCGGCAGCAATACCTGGCGCTGCCGGAGAACAAGAAGCGTTCGGCGCCTGCGGGGCCGAGCGTGTACGAGTCGCGGGGGGTGCGCCGACTATGACGTTTGCAAGAGTGTGGCCGGCTGTGCTGTTCGGGCTGGGGAACGTGCTGATGGCCGCGGCGATCTGGCAGTGGTTCGGCGTGGCGGCAGTGCTGGCATACGGCGGCGCATGGGCGATGCTGGCGGCGATATTGGAGTGGTTCGGCCCGGAATCGTAAGAGCGGCGTGGCGGGTAGCGTTCGGGCGTGGGATTCGTTTCGCGACGGTTGGCCGGGCGTGCCCGGAACCTGGACATCAAGACGAGCGCGGACCTCGCGGCGTTTCTGCGCGGGAGCCGTGAGACCTGGTCGGGGGCGAACGTTTCGCCCTCGGAGGCGCAGAAGGATGCGGCCTGGGTAGCCGGCCTGCGGGACATTGCGGAGGACATCGGCAAGCTGCCGTTCATCGCGTACTACCCGGGGGACGACCGGCGGCGTGCAACTGACTCTCCGTGGTGGACGGTGATTCACGACCGGGCTTCCCGGGGGTGGACGTCCCAGGCGTTCAGGGAGCACCTGACGTACTGGGCGCAGCACGACGGCGACGCCTTCGCGTTGCAGGTTCCGAGCGCGACGCAGCGGGTTGAGCTGATCCCGTTCAAGCGGGGCCTGGTGCGGGCGGAGGCGCTCTCCGACGGGCATTTCGTATACCACGTCGAGGGGATGGATGAGCCGTTGCCGGCGCGGCGGGTGTTCCACCTGCGCGGGTTCGCATCGGCGTATGACGGTGGAGCGGACCAGTTCCGGATGGCGCGCGAGGACATCGGCCTGAGCCTGGCGATGGATCGGCACGCCGGGACGTTTTTCAAGAACGGCGCAGTGCTGGGCGGGGTTGTCGAACACCCGGCGGAGATGAGCGATGCGGCGTTCGACCGGCTGAAGGCGAGCCTGAACGAGGACTACAGCGGGGAGAATTCGCACAACTGGCTGATCCTCGAGGAGGGGGCGAAGGTTTCGACGGCCGGTTCGCCGGTGGATCCGGAGAAGAGCCAGCTCCTCGATGCGCGGAAGTTCCAGGTGACGGAGACGGCGCGGCGCCTGAGGCTGCCGCCGCACAAGATTGGCGACCTCGAGCACGCGACGTTCACGAACATCGAGCACCAGGCGATCGAGTACGTGCAGGATTCGCTGCTGCCGTGGGCGTTGCGCTGGGAGAACGCGTTCAACCTGCAGGTGATCACGGATGGTTCGGTGTACGCCGAGCTGCTGTTCGATGTGCTGCTGCGGGGCGACAGCGCGGTGCGTTCGAACGTGTACGCGTCGGCGGTACAGAACGGCTGGATGACGCAGAACGATGTGCGACGGCGGGAGAACCTGCCGCCGCTGGACGGCGGGGATGTGCTGCTCACGCCGCTGACCCACGCGACGCCGGCGGAGCGCGATGCAAAGCTGCTGAACGACCGTTCGCAGGCGGCGTGGCGGCTGGCGATGACGGGATGGGACCCGGATGACGTGCTTGCCGTGGTGGGTTTGCCGCCGATGAAGTTCATCGGGAAGCCGGGGAAGCAGGCAGTTGCGGCGCAACCGGCGCCCGTTCCGGCGGCGGCTCAGGCCGCGCAGCCACTCGAACTGACGGTGAACGTGGATATGCCGGCGCTGCAGATCACGAACGAGGCGCAGCCGCAGGCCCGGATCACGCGGCACATCCGCTTCGAGGATGGCCGGACGGCGACCGTCGTGGAGGAAGAGTAGATGGCCGGGCTGGTTCCCAACGCTGGCAAGGGCCTGGCGATCAAGGCGTTCCTGAACCACACGGCGCCGCAGGACCAGGAGCTGAAGCTATTCGTGAACAACTACACGCCGGTGGATGGTTCGACGGCGGCGAACTTCACGGAGATGAGCACGCAGGGGTACGCCTCGAAGGCGCTGACCGGGACATCGTGGGCTCCGGACCCGGGTCCGCCGTATTCGGCGGTGTATGCCCAGCAGACGTGGACGTTCGATGGAACAGGCGGTGCGACCACGGTCTACGGCTACTACGTGGTCCAGGCTGGCAGCGGTGAGCTGATGTTCGCGGAGCGCTTCGGGACGCCGCCGACGATCGCGAACAACGGCGACCAGATAAAGCTCACGCCGACGATTTCATAGCGGACGAGGACAATGACTGACGCCAGGAATTTGCGATTGATTAGCCAGCCGCAGCGGCGGGTTGGGCGGCAGCACCTGTTCAAGCGGCCCTCGGAGGCGGTGGTCGAGGGGCTGCTTGGCGCGGCCCTTGCGGAGGGGATCCTGCGGGCGTCGCTGGGGTTGACTGTCCCCGTGCCGATTGCAGGTCTGCCGCAGGTGACGGCGTACCGCGGGGAGTTCCTGCCTGTGCCGCTGGGCGGCGGGTTCTCATCGCTGAGCGACCTCATCGCGGAGGCGACGGGAGGGAAGCGGCAATCCCGGCAGTTCGCGAAGGTTGGCACAACGGGAGCGGTGGCTTTCTCGAACTCGCTCTGGCGGGTGGGGAAGATGCCGGCGTCGGCGGCCGCGGCCGCGGCCTTGCCGGGCGGGACGCACAACAACAACGCGACGGCCGGCGGGCTGCAGCAGGCAAACCCCAGCGGCGGCGACACGCTCCACCTGACCACGGTCACCTCATCGGCCACGGTCCAGGGGCAACTGCTGCTGTTGTACGATCGGTTGTGGAACGGGCTCATCGCGCTCTCATCGGCGGCAACGCAAACCTGCACGCTGACGGGCTACCCGAACTCGACGGGGCGGTACTCGGGGACTGGCGCAGCCGGGAGCAGCATCGGGAACTTCGCGTTCGTGGCGAACGAGGAGGGGGCGACGCTGTCGGCCGTCGCGCACACCTGGACGATGGTGTACACGGACCACGAGGGGAACACGGGGCAGACGGCGGCCGCGCTGGCGGGCATTTCGGGCGCGGTGAAGAACCGGGTGGACCACGCAATGAACGCCATCCCTCTGCTCAGTGGGGACCTGGGGATTGCGGACATCGAATCGATCGCGTGCAACGTGGCCACGGTTGCCGCGGGCGCCCCGACGATCGTGCTGGCTTCGCCGCTGGCGTTCATCCCGCAGCTCGGCGCGAACCAGCCCTTCATCCTCGATGGCATCAACAGCGCGTTCAACCTGGTCGAGATCCTGACCGATGCGTGTCTCGCGTTCATGGAGCTGCAGAAATCGGCGGCGACGGCGACGACGTACACCGGTGAGGTGACGCTGGTAGCGGGATGAACGACGGTTCAGGCCTCCGCAGGGCGCGTTTCCAGTGGCAGCCGACGCTCACATCGCATGACCCGGCGAACATCCTCACGCTGGAGAGCGCCGCGGCGGGTGCGACGTACACGTTCACGGGCGACGTTGCGCTCACGCTCGGGGCCAGTTCGCAGCTCGCAGCCGTCTACGCGGAGGCGTCAGCGTCCTCACTGACGCTCGGTGCCACGTCGGAACAGACGTCAACCGTCCTGCGCGGGACGGCCGCGGCGTTGGTGTTGGGCGCGGCCGCGGCCTTCGAATTCGTGAGTGCTGCTCCGCCGGCACAGCCGCCGCGAGGAGGCGGCGGCCCGCTCCGGGGGTACATCCCCACGCGGCTGCCGCGGGTGTACGAGGTGAGCGGTGACGCCAGGGCGGCGCAGTTGCGAGCTGCGGCAGGGCTGGCTGTTTCGCGGGCGACGATTGGCGAGGTGAGGCTGGCGGAGTTCGGTGTCCGGTCTGCACGGGTGTACGTGAGCGTGCCCGCGCCGTCGCCGTTGCGGGAAACTGACCAATTGCTCATCGCGCTGACGCTCTGAAAGCGCGACATGGTTGTGGGCGGGCACCATCGGCCTTGAGGAGGGCTTTGCCATGCGCCGAACCCTGGACCTTCGCGCCGTTGCGGCTGTCGCCAACCGAGGCGAGCGCCGGCAGTGGTACAGCATTTCGAACGCGACCGAGGACGAGGCGGAGGTGTTCGTCTATGACGTCATCGGCGAACTGTGGGGCTACGGACTGTCGGCTTCGACGTTCGCCCAGGACATCCGGAACATCTCGGCGAAGAAAGCGACGCTGCGAATCAACAGCCCGGGCGGGCTGGTCGACGAGGCAGTGGCGATGCGAACCGCCTGGGACGGCCTGAAGGCTGCGAAGACCACGATCATCGACGGTATCGCGGCGAGCTCGGCGTCGTTCGTGGGCCTTGGCTCGGACCGGGTTCTGATGGCGAAGGGCAGCCGGATGATGATTCACGAAGCGTGGGGCGCCATGTACGGGAACAAGCGGGACTTCCGGCATGAGGCGGCCGTGCTGGAGCAGTATGACTCCGACATCGCGGATTTCTATGCGGCGAAGGCCGGCGGCGACCGTGCCGGGTGGCTGGCGCTGATGGAGCAGGAGACGTGGCTGCCGGCGGCGGAGGCAATCGCGAAGGGGCTGGCCGATGGGATGACGGAGGCAGCCGGCGCGGAAAACCGCTACGACCCGATCTTCCTGAACATTTTCGAGAACACGCCGGCTGACCTGCTGGCGCGGAATCGCGGGACCACCGGGAAGGTGGACAAGCGAGATGCGGAACGGGCACTGCGCGATGCGGGCCTGCCAGCCGCGGCCGCGAAGGCAGTGATCAGTGGCGGGTGGAACACGCTGGACCAGGAAGAGGCTGCCATCAGGCGGCTGACGGACCAGCTCAAGAGTTACGCAGGAGGTTCCTGATCATGGAGCTCGATGAACTGGGGAAGGCGTTCGAAGCCTTCAAGACCCACAACGATGCCCGGCTGAACGAGATCGCGAAGTTCGGCGAGGCGAGCGCGGCCACGCAGGCGGCGGTCGAGCGGGCGAACGCGGATATCGCTGCCATCCAGGCGAAGCTGAAAGAGGCGAACGACAAGACCGAGCTGCGGATGAACGAGCTCGAGGACCGCATCGTCCGGAACGCAACGCGTGGCCGCGGCGAGAAGCTCGACGATGACTTCCGCGAACGGTACGCGATCTGGCAGGGCGTGGTGCAGGCCAAGCTCGTCGACCCGGCGGACCTCGACATGGGGTTCGTGGACAAGTACCGAAAGGACTTCCGCGCCTACATCCGGCGCGGGATCAGCAACGACCTCAGCGTGGTCGGCGATGAGAGCGGGGGCTACTGGGTAGACCCTGACACTTCGGGCCGGATCGTGGAGTTCGTGCGGGAGAGTTCGCCGGTTCGCCAGTACGCCTCGGTGCAGGCGACCACGTCGGACAGCCTCGAGGGTTCGTACGACATGGACGAAGCAGGCGACGGCGGCTGGGTTGGCGAGACCGAGACGCGAAGTGACACCACCACGCCGATCATCGGCGAGTGGTCGATCCCGGTGCGGGAGCAGTACGCGCAGCCGAAGGCGACCCAGAAGGTCCTCGACGATGCGGCTGTGAACGTGGAGGCGTGGCTGGCCGGCAAGATCGGTTCGAAGTTCGCTCGCCGCGAGGCGACGGCCTTCGTAACCGGGAACGGCGAGAAGAAGCCGCGCGGTTTCCTGACTTACCCGTCGGGCGACAGCGCCGCGGGCGATGCCACGGCCATCCAGAAGATCGCGCAGGTGAACAGCGGGAACGCTTCGGCGCTGACGGCTGATGGCCTGACTGACCTGGTCTACAGCCAGAAGTCGGCGCTCCGCGCCGGGTCCATCTTCGGCGGGACGCGGCTGACGGAGGCGGCGATCCGGAAACTGAAGGACACGACGAACAACTACCTGTGGAGGCCAGACTTCACGCAGGCGGGTTCGTCGATGCTGATGGGATTCCCGTTCGTGGAGTTCGCGGACATGCCGGAGATCGCTGCCAATGCGCTCCCGCTGTTCTTCGGCAACCTGCGGGCCGGCTACCAGATCGTGGACCGCATCGGGATTCGCACGCTGCGGGACCCGTACACCAGCAAGCCGTATGTGAAGTTCTACACGACTCAGCGCGTGGGCGGTGACGTGATCGACTTCTCGGCCATCAAGCTCCAGAAGATTTCCACCTAATCAGTGACCGTCCAGGGCGGGGCTTCGGCCCCGCCCGCCAGCAGAGCCCCGCCCCTCTCGATCGGGTGGGAGAAAGCGAACGATCATGCGAGAACACCTGGGCGACCTGATGCCGGTTTCGATGCTGGACCCGATCAAGTACGGCGATACGCCGGGCGACGGGGCCGGGATCACGGTGGACATGCAGGGGTTCGATTCCCTGCTCATCGGCGCACAGTTCGGCATCGAGGGCGACACCCTCGGGACGCAGAAGTTCTACGTCGAGGTCGAACACAGCCTGGACAACCCGGCGAGCCCCGGATCGCCGCTTTCGTGGGAAGACTGCGCGGACAGCGACCTTTCGAAGCACGTGACGGGCGTGAACACGGGGACGCTGTGCCTGGTGGACGCCAACGCCGAAGCGCCGGCGATCTACTGGACCACGTACCGCGGCGGCCGCCGGTTCGTCCGCGTGTACATCAACGAAGAAGGCACGAACACGAACGGCACGCCGATCGCGTGTTTCGGCATCAAGGGCCATCCGCACGCTGCGCCGGTCGCGGTCGCGAGCTAACCCGCAATCGAGGAGGCTGCCATGCCACGAATCACCGTTACCCGTCCATTCAGCTACAACCTCACCGGGTATGACGCGGTCGCAACTGCGTTCGCACCGGGCGAGCAGGATGTGCCGGAGGCGGTGGCGGCGTGGGTGGCAGAGAACCCCGAGTTCGGCGCGGCCATCGTGGCCACCGTCGAGGAACCAACCGAACCTTCGCCGCCGGCGGACGAGGAGGAAGCGCCAGATGGCGTCGACCCCGATGACTCCGCCGGCAGCGAGGAACCGCCTTCCCGGCTGAAGCGCCGGGGGAAGTAACACCCCGGGGGCCTGGATGCCGGACCCGACGTACACCTATCGCGGCGCCTGGGCGACAGCCACGGCTTACCTGGCGAACGACCTCGTTTCGTCGGGGGGCGTGGCCTACGTCTGCACGAGCGGCCACACCTCGGATGCGGGGAATGGGCCGCCGGATGCGGGGCACTGGTCACTGCTGATCACGCCGAGCGCTTCGACCGCGTATGCGACGGTTGAGGAGTACCGTGCGGCGATCGGGAAAGACAGCCTGGACGATGACGTGGTGGTGGCGGAGGACCTGCTGGCGGCGAGTCGCTGGTGGGATGAGAAGCTGAACCGGCCGTTCGGGTTCGGGCTGAGTGCGGCGCCTTCGGCGCGGAAGTTCTACGTCCACCGTGCGCCCAGTGGCGGCGGTTCAAAGTCGCTCTACGTCGATGATTTCGCGAGCCT